TGTCTCGTGGCCTATAGACTTGCGTATCTACTCCAGGATGAACTATTACAACACGCTTATTGTATTTACTGAATAGTTCTCGGCAAAAATGTGAAGGAACCAATATTCCATCAGCCTGTTTGGCCCATGATACCCAATCAACAGGAATATCTGTAGTCTCATACATGGTATAGAATAACTTATGAGGGTTGGGTATCTGCCCTCCCGACTTACAGAAACCGTACAAAATGCCCCAATTAGGCGAACGATCTTTTTCACCCACCAATGCCAATATATCTTGAGGCACGCCGGGGCTTATCCTATTATCCAGTGGTAACAATTCAAAGGGGACATTCAAACTAAAAAGCCCCCTGATAAGATTGCGGGCCAACTTGCCATAGCCTGTATATAAAGTCAAGGGGGCTTTCAGTGTAAATAATGCACTTTTCATCATAATGGGTAAGGGCGGTGGCAGGGAGGTTGCTTATTTAAGCATTGCCTATGCCACCACCCCCACTACATCCATAGTTTAGTACGGTGGCGTACCGGTGGCGTCCTCAATGGTAATGGTGGCAAGGGTATTACCATTCAAGACAGCCATTGCATACCGGCTACTTACCGAACGTTGCAGGGTGTTGGTGCTAGCATTATAGTCCTGCGGCGAGAGATACAACGGGATGTACGGTGCATATACAGCACCCGTCTTGCTCCATGTATCTCCCTTTCCTACCACAAGTATGGTATTTGCCGTGAACCAATCAGCCACAAACACCTGATACGTTGATCGGAACGTACCAGTACCCGTCAAGCCAGCCCCATATTCCTGTGGTACGTCAAAGGTGACGAACTCACCGGTCAGGGTTAACAACCCTGCGGCTTCTGGGTCACAAACCAAGAAGCGGGCGGGTACATAGCTCTTGGAGGCAATCCGGGCACTGGCCTTGCCGATATAACCAGCCAACATCCGATACCATTCCAGATCGGATGTGTATCCAGAAGGTGCCGAGGTTCCATAAGTACCCGAATATGCAGTTGCTCCAGCACGCAATGTTTCAAGGAACTCATAGTTGATTTCCCTAGCAATTTCATCGGCTGCAGCCTGCAATAGCTCTGCCTCGGCATCTACATTGTGGAGGGCCTGCATATCCTGAATCAAAGCACTAGTTACATTGAAGTAAATGGCCTTTTCCGAAGTACTCAGGCTTGTATACGAGAATGAGGGCACAACCTGTGCCTTCGTATCTCCCTCGGTATGGTCAGCCCAAGTACTGTCAAATGACGAGGAATCGGCGAACGAAGAGTCGTCACTAGCACGTTGATAATCCAGGGTATACACACGGCCATCTGGTGCATTCAACGGCTGCACACTGGCAATAATATAGGGCACCAGCTTCGGGAATGTCTTCCTCAGCAAGGGCAATACCTGAGGCACCGTGGTGCCAAGTGCCGTTGTGGTCGTGGCGGCCTCAAGCACATATTGCTTCGTGCAGGCCATAAGGTATTCCGGTAGGTTCCTCTCGTAGTTGTCCAGAATGCACGCAAATATATGCCGTGGGTTGTCCAGACTACGAACGCCGGTATCCTTTATGCCCTCAAGCAACTTAGCCTTGACTTCAGCAGGGGTTTCGGGCCGCTCTTCAACGCTTTCACCAATAACCCAGTATTCCCGATAGGTCTTTTCCTTGTTAATAATCCCGATACCATCCCACTTCTTGGGCTTAACAAGCTCTTCTATCTTGGGCTTTAGTGAGGCGGCAATTTCATCAACCTTTTCAATGCTGTCGGCAGCCTCAATGTGAGGGCGTATCAATTCACGTACACTCTCACTATCGGCTATTTCTGCCATGACCTTTTCCTTGTGGGCCGCCAACTTGGCCGCCTTCATCTCCTGCTCTACTACCTCACGTGCCAACCGCTGACTTTCAGCACGAATGGCTTCAAGATCAACCTTATGATCAGTTTTCGGGGTTTCCTGCGGGGTTTCCTTCTTATTTTCCATTGTTATATGCTCCTCAGATTCTACAGCCTGATTGTCTTGGGGCTGTACTTCTGGAACCATCTCATCGGCACTAACTTGATTCTCTGCTAACATCTCATTCTCTTCTACGACTACTTCATTGGCTTGGGCTTGGCTTTCCTGGGTGATTTTCAGTGTTTTTGTCTTTGCGGCTCCACGCAATACTATATCACAACCATCCCATACATAATTCCGTACAATCAAGTTGCCGGTGGGGGATTCATTGCCATTATCATCAACCTGCTGCTCAGGCTCCAAATCTCCCCAACCACGAATACTCCAATCTGTATTTACTCCAGCCTTCCAAAGTTTAACGATTTCACTGCCAGCTTCTGTTTCTGCAAGTATTTCCCCCAACAGAATAACATTGTCGTCTTCAATCCTTACTCCAGTAAACTTTCCGGCTACAAGCATACAAACTTTCCTTGCCTCATTTCCCGGCGTATCCGTGGAAGATTCTTCATAATCTCCTTCCGTGGATAAATACGCCTGTTGGCATTTGGCTTATCCACTTGGGCAACTATTGCCTCAAACTTAACACCACCTTGCTCTTCTTCCTCTGTCAACTTCAACAAAGTACCATCAAAGCTGTCTTCAATAAGTTCCGAGTTTGCCTTGGCAATGTTTTGTACCTTTGCATCTGCTTCATCAACAATCTCCCTGCATTCCTCTAGCATTTCCTCGTCAACCAACGGAGATTGTGCATTCTTCAATTCTTCAAGGGCTTCAAGTGCAGTACAAGCCTTATTATATGCCTCAATGATTTCATCAATTGTTTCGGCTTTCTCCACATCTGCCCAGATCTTGTTAAAGGCATCATCTTCGGGGAACGGCTTCTTGAACCTTCGGTACAATACCCGTATACGTCTTAGTATTGCTTCTTTCTCGGCCTGGGGGATATCCATCGGCCGACGTGCCCCCCTAACGGCACGCAAGGCAGCGGCCACACCCTTCCATACAGCATGAAGCCTGCCGTTAATCACGTCAGCAAATGGCAACTGGTAAGAACCGAAATTCTTGGCATCTTTGGGATCATACCTGAAAAATGCCCTGCGGTACTTAACCCAATCAATTTTGTCTTTATCACCACTATTATCCGATGAAGCCCACTTGCGTACACGCTTAACGGCAGCATCACCATCCCAAGGATGATCCAAGGGGGCCAATGGCAACTGGGTATCACCACATGCTGCTTCTTCTATTGCTTCATCATCTGCCGTATCTACAACCTCAACATTTTCTAATTCATTGTTAGGTTCCATGATAATCACCCGCTACAATATAAACACTTTCTCAAGGCAATGTCAAATCAAATTATATTTTCATTGTACATAATTTGCAAGTTTATTCTGCTTCCCACCTGCTTTCATCTTCAAACTCTCTTGTATATGTTTCCCAGTTGGCTGGAAGTTTGGGGGGATTGGGCAATTTCAAGAGGGCTTCTATTGCCAAGGGATTCCAAGCAATAAACGTTGATTCTTCCTTCAATTGTTGCATTTTTGAGGGGTCAGAGGCAGCGGCCAACAGCACAGGCAAGGAGGAGATGCGGCTAAGCACAGGGAGTTTTCGAGGAGGTATGCACATGAGATATTGACGTACTGCCTCCTCCCCCTCAAATACCATGAATAATTCATGTTGTTTATCGGTTTGTACACCAAGTACTACCAAGCCTTCATCATCATCAAGTGATACCGGCACCTCTATATACTTATCCCTCAAGGGCGGGGCCTCTATACGGAGGATACCATTATCTATAGTGAAATGGCATGGTTCATCATCTTGCTCTATCGGCTGCCCGCCGATCTCAAAAAACTGCCGATTAAGTTCATCATAATCATAATCTGTAGGCACCTGATGATACACAAACCAAAAAGGCCGCTTGGGATTAAGACGTTCATATAACCATCTCAGCATCCACTTGCCCTGAGGCAATACTTGCAATGCTTCTTCATTCTCAACAATAGTGTATTCTATAGGCTTCACATACTTGCTAGGGGGCAATCGTTCAAGCATGCCAAGGCGTTTATCCAGAGGGCACCGATAGAATGCAGAATTTGCCTCCCAAGCTATTATATCGAAGACCCAAATGGTTTGTCCGTCGTATACGGCATTGAAGATTGCGGCTTGCGGGCGTGCCCACTCGTCCATTTCCTTGAGTGCATTTTTGAAACTTTCTTCTGTAATAGTCGTCTCCTTACCCTTGTGGAATACCTTGTATCCATTGCTTCCTCCCAGCTTGTGTATTTGCAGGTGCTTGCCAACC